GGCTGATCGAGTCGGCGGTGCGGCATCCGGGCTGCAAGCTGCTGTGCATCGCGGAGAATTTCGAGAGCAGCATCGAGACCCAGCAGCAGATCCTGTGGCATTACCTGCCCAACGAGTTCAAGGCGCTCAACGGCAAGCAGAGCAAGAAATACTACATCAAGTATTCGTCGCACCACGGGTTCAGCGACCAGCTCCTCGCGTTGCCCAACGGCAGCAAGTTCATGTTCAAGACCTACCAGCAGGACCCGGGCGACCTCGAAGGCCAGATGTTCGGCGTGCCGGGCCAGACCGTCGTGGCCGTGTGGCCGGACGAGAATCTGCGCGTGAACTGGTGGCTCATGCTGCAACGGCGTTTGCGCTTCCAGCAGGCCCAGCTCATCTGGAGCTTCACGCCCATCAACGGCATGACGGCCACGATCAAGGAAGCCGTGGGCGATGCGCCGGTCACGCGCGAAAGCCGGTTTGCCGAGCTGTTGCCCGACCGCGTGAACGTCCCCGGCCTGCCCGTGGGGCACATGCCGTTCATCCAGTTGCCCGCCACCACGCGCGGCCGCGTGATCTACTTCTGGTCGGAGTTCAACCGCTTCGGCGATGGGCAGCGCACGTTCTACGATGCCGTGAAGGACGACTGCCGGGGCAAGAACGGCAAGCCGCGCTCGCCCGAATACATCCAGCGCATCGCCTACGGCTACACGCGCGACACCGTGGGCCGGCCGTTCCCCAAGTTCGGCGAGGTGAACATCGTGGCGCCGGAGCACCTGCCCAAGACCGGGACGGACTACCAGTTTGTGGACCCGGCCGGGGCGCGAAACTTCGCCAGCCTGTGGGTGCGCGTGACGCCGGACGAACGCTACTACGTCATGGCCGATTGGCCGGACGCGGCGACCTATGGCGAGTGGGCCATCCCGAATCTCGACGGCTCGGGCGATGCCGTGGGCAAGCTCTACAAGGCCGGCCCGGCGCAGAACTCGCTGGGCCTCGGCACGGCGCAGCTCAAGCGCGTGTGGCGCGCGGTGGAGCGCGAGCTGGGCTTGGACGTGGTGGCGCGGTTCATCGACCCGCGGGCCGGGCGCAACCCGCACGCGCAGGAGCACGGCGGGACGTGTCTGGTGGACCAGTTCGCCACGCCCGAGGACGGCGAGGACGGCGAGGCGATGGAGTTCCTGACCGCGAGCGGCACGGACCAGGAGACGCGCATCGCGCAGGTGAACCGCCTGCTGCACTGGCAGGACGACCAGCCGCTCGACATGGTGAGCAACTGCCCGCGGCTCTACGTGAGCGCGGCCGCGCAGCAGGTGATCGGGACGTTCAACCACTGGCCCGGTCCCGTGGGCGGCGAGAAGCACGCCTGGAAGGACTTCGCGGACTTGCTGGGCTATCTGGTCATGGCGGACTTGCAGTATTTGGACCCGAAGCGGGAGTTGAGTTATGTGTGAGGTAAAGCAACCATCCCTTGACAAATCCCCGCCGGCGTGAATGGTAGCGGGCGTGTCCGGTGTCCGAACCGCCGGGCGCGCTTTGGCTGGGCTGCTTTCTTGACAGCCCAATGACAACTCAACCTTCCGAGCAGAACGAAGACGTGCTGCTCCAGACCACGCGCGAGCCGGACATCGACCTGCTCGTGAGCGAATTCGAGCAGGCCGGCGGCTACCTCGGCCGCCAGTGGCGTTCGGACACCGCCGACAAGGCCCGGTTCACCCGCTGGTCCGGCCAGCATCCGTCCGGCCGCAAGAAGCGCGACCTGCTTGGCGATGCCTGCCTGCCGTGGGACGGCGCGGCCGACACCCGCCAGCCGCTCGTGGACGGCATCATCCGCGACCTGTCCGCGGTGCTCACCACCGCGGGCGCGCGGGCGCAGGTGAAGGCCGTGCCCGCCAGCGCGGCGAACGAGGCCAAGGCGCAGCAGGTGGCCAAGCTCGTGAACCATTTCCGCCAGCAGCGCCGGCGCGAGCTGGGGCGCGAGCGTGAGCTGTTCGCCAACTACCTTCTCAGCTACGGCGTGGCCGTGTGGCAGGTCGGGTGGGAACGGCGCGTGAGCTACCAGCGCACCACCATCACGCTCCAGCAGATTGCCGATGAGTTCCCCGAAGGCCCCGCCTTGGTCTCGCTCGTGCTGGACCCGACGCAGGAAGATGCCGCCACGGACGCCGCCATGGCGTTGCTCAAGACCTTGAGCCGGGCGCAGGCGCGGCGCATCGTGCGGTCGCTGCGCACGTCGGCCAAGGCCGAGGTGCCCACGCCCTACGTCACCTACCACGGCCCGGAGTGGACCGCCCGCAAGGTCAACGAGGACGTGTTCTTTCCCCCGGCCACCACGGACCTGCAACGCGCCCGGTGCATCTTTGTGCGCGACTTTCTCACCGAGACCGAGATCCGCGAGAACGTGCTCACCGATGGCTGGGACGAGGACTGGGCCGAGGCCGCGATCAAAACCCGGGGCAAGGTTGTGACGTGGGACGACACGTTGACCAACCTCATCCACGAAGGCGACGCCTACGTGAACGCGGCGCGGGCCGACACCAAGGACCAGCTGGTGGAGGTCATCTGGGCGTATGTCCGCACCGTGGACACCGACGACGTGCCCGAGGTGTGCTGCACGATCTTCTGTCCCAACGCGACCAAGGACAACGACGGCAAAGCGATCTACGCCAAGCATGGCCCCTGCGGCTATGAGCATGGCAAATACCCGTTCGTCGAAGGCCAGCAGGAGCGCGTGAGCCGGCGGCTCATTGACTCGCGCGGCGTGCCCGAGGTCTCGGCGACGTGGCAGGACGAGATCAAGACCCAGTGCGACATGCTCGAAGACCGGGCCACGCTGGAGGTCAACCCCACGCTGCTCGTCCCGCCGGCCAAGTTCGGCCAGAAATATCGCATCGGCCCGGGGATCAAGGTGGAGAAGCAAATCAGCGGCAACCGCGGGCTGGAGTATCTTGAACCGCCGGGCGGCAATCCGCAGCTTGCGTTCAATGTCATCGCCATGGTGCTGCGGCGCTCGGCCGAGTATTGGGGCCTGCCGCATCCCGAAGTCCTGCCCGCCAAGTGGCAGGCGCGGTTGCAACAGGCGGTCGAGAACTTCCTCGCGGCCGAGGAAGAGGTTTGCACGCAGACCTTGCAGCTTGCCCAGCAGTATCTGACGGACGAGGAGCTGGCGCGCATTGGCGGCGGCTTGCCGGGCTTTCCCACCACGGCGGCGGACATCGCGGGCGAGTATGATTTCCAGCTCGTGTTCGACGCGCGGGACTTGGACATGGAATACACGTTCAAGAAGCTCGACGCCATCAGCAAGCTCGTGGTGCCGCTGGATCGGGGCGGCACGATTGACTACGCCAAGCTCGTGGCGCTCGGCCTGGCCGGCGTGGACGCCAGCCTGGCGCAGAGCGTGTTGCAGGACCAGCAGGGCGCGGCTGGCAAGGTGTTCGAGCAGGTCAACCGCGACGTGGCGTTCATGGCCCTCGGCAACGAGCCGCAATACCCGGAGAACGACCCGACCGCGGCGATGAAGCGGCAGTTCTTGCAGGTCATCGTGCAAAACAACCCGAAGTATCAGCAGGCGTTGGCCGGCGATGAGCGGTTCCGCGAGCTGATGGAGAATTACAACAAGAGCCTAGAGCAGTCGGAGATGCAGCTCGGGCAGAACCGGATCACGGGGCGGACGGGCGTGAAGCCGGTGGGGGCGTGAGGGGAGAAGGTGGGAAAGTGGGATGGGGAGAAAGTGAGAAAGGCGAAGGCATGAGTGAGTTGAACGCGGAGCAGCGGAAGATCGAGCGCGAGGATTTGGTGCGGGCCGTGCAGGCGTTGCCGCCGGACAGCCTCGTGCTGCGCGCCGTGGAAGCCATCACGGCGGATCTCGTGGAAGAGGTCACGCAGGACATCGAGGACCCCGAGGTAGTGGGCGAGGTCGAGACCAAGCTCGCCGGCCGGCTCGGCGGCGTGCGGGCCGTGGCGCATCGGCTCTCCCAGTGGCGCAACACCAAGCTGGAGGAGGCCAAACCATGACCCTCGACGACTTCAACAAGCTGCCGCTGCTGGTGTCCCGCCGGCACATTCTGGCCGTGACGGGCTGGGCCAACAACACGTTCTACAAGCACGTCCGCGTGGGCAAGCTCAAGCCCGTGGCCACCACCGACGGCGGCCACCGCCGCTTCCGGCGCGAGGACTTGCGGCCGCTGGTGTAACCGACAAGCAAGCGACTGCCATGAGCACTTCGATGATGTGTTCCTCGCCGACTGCCGAAAACATCCTATCGCCAGAAGCTGTGGCCGGCGCTCATGGCAGTTCGCTCCAGCGTCTTGTTAGCCGCTGGCCGCAATGGAAAAGGGAAAGACACCGCAAATACATGGCCGAATGGCGTAAAGATCCGACTCATCATGCCGCACAACTAGCATCATTAAAAAGACACAGAGAGCGGTTCGGTCAATTGCAACACAAGAACTATGTCGCGGCTCACGGGGCGTCGAGATCCACAGTAGCAAGCCGCGAGTCTGAAAAGAAAGCCACCATGGCACGGCAGCCGTGGGGAGAAATCGAAGATGCAATGCTGGTGTCAGGGATGACTGAGGGCGAGCTTGTGATTGCGCTTGGCAGAAGCATCCGAGCCATTCAAAGACGCCGCCGCCGCCTGCGAGATTATGAAGCGGCTAACAAGGAATTTGCGAACCAGCCGCCCCGCTGAAGTTCCTTTTATTTAATCAAACCTGCTCAAACCTGCGCAAACCGCCACCCATGCCCTTGGCATCCGGTGGCGGTTTTGCTTTGTGGGCAGT